CTGCCATTAAAGCTATTGCTATGGGGTGGGGGAGGTAGCTATGGACGAGGAAAAAGAGCTACCCGGGCCAGAGGTATACACCCCAGGTCACACTAAAGGAAAGTAAAAAAGTCGTCACCAAAATATTCATCGACCAATTTAAAGCCTGCCCTTTTATATTGTTTAGCAATGTAAAGTCGTCAATCATCAGGTCCAAAGTGCATAAATAGCAATGAATCATATACTTGTAGTCCTTTTTTATGTAGTGATCCTTCATCAAGTCTCTAGGCCTAAACCCTAAAAGGGGGACAGTCGTTGTCTTATATGACCAGACAAGAATGCACAGAGAGATTAAAGGCCCAACGTTCAGCAAAAATAAAACAGGGATGCTCAACATGTCTTTAAACAGGGGATGTAATAGGTTGGTTCCCGATAACAAAGCAAAACAAAGATTCCGAATAGACTTTATCTTGCCATCTAAGTACTCGAAGTTGTCCTCAGCACAAGCTAGAGCATCCTTCCCATCGGACAAAACAAGCTCAGCCTTTTCAATATCAAGCTTATCCCAATCAACGCTATCTGAATCAAAGTCTTTCATAATACTAACGCCTCCGTTCCGTTCTTCATTGAATCCACAACCTCTATATCCCCCAGAATAGCCCAGCCGTTCAACTAAGTCATCTAGGCTCACGCAGGACTCAAGATACCTAATGGCATCCGCCCTGGACATTTGTAACGATAATTCAGACACAATCCGCCCCTAAAAGACACAAGTCATTCCGAAGAAATGAATATATTAAATTTTATTATGAAATAATTACGGAAGAGTATGCCATAAGGTGTAGATTATTTACAATAGGCCCCAGTGTGGTATTGTTGTGTTATGTCAAATCAAGCAATAAATGTGCGGTTTCCAGAAGCCTTAAAGAAGAAAATGAAGGAAATGGCGGATCTTGATAAAAGGTCTCTCAATAACCTTCTCGTCAAAATAGCGTCTGACTATGTTGACAAACATGATCGAACTCAACCCACAGCCAAGAGAGGTAAAAAAGCTGTTGCTTGAAAAGAAAGGTGTAATCTACGCCCGGTTCTCTTCTCAAAAGCAAAAAGACGGATTCAGCATACAAGCGCAAATTGAAGCTTGCAGATCGTATGCCGACAAAAACAATATTGAGATAGTAAACCATTACATCGACGAAGCCATCTCCGGAAGGACGGCTGAAAGAGATGCCTTCATGGAAATGATCGACGACTCAGGTGAAAAGGGGTTTCACGTAGTTCTCGTCCATAAATACGACCGATTTGGTCGAGACAGGTACGATCAAATCGTCTTCAAGCGAAAGCTATCCAAAAATGGGGCGGTAGTAGTTTCTGTCTCAGAGCCGGTAGATCACGAGAGCCCATATGGGGTAGTAATGGAATCTCTATACGAGGCGCTAGCAGACTCATATAGTAAGAACCTGGCTAAAGAATCCATGAAGGGGATGATTCAAGGGGCAAAGCTTGGGTTCTGGCAGGGTAGGGCACCCTACGGGTACGCCATTGAAAAGATCGATCATAACGGAGGCCAAAAGAACAAACTTCGGGTTTGCGATCCCGAAGCCGAAATCGTTCGTAGAATTTTTGAATTGTACATTCGTGGAGGTAAGGGCCAAAAGACAATAGCGCTAGAAATCAATGAGGCGGGATACAAAACAAGGGCCAACAAATTGTTCACCCCGGCATTTGTGGGCAGCATCTTAAGAAACCCCGTTTACTCCGGAACAGTGGTCTTCAACAAGAATAATCGACACGGACATGATTCCGTCGCAACAGAAAACGCCCATGAATCTATTGTCACACCCGAAGATTCCGCCCTCGTCTTGAGTATGCTGAAAAAGAGACATGTATCTAGGTCTAAAGTGAACAACAGCTATATCCTATCGGGGCTTCTCCACTGCAATAATTGTGGAAGTAAAATGTCGGGTGTATCAGCGTACGGAAGCAAGGGGGTTCGGTACGAATATTATAAGTGCATAGGAAGCACTAAGCATGGGCCATCTGTATGTACCTACAAACCAATTCGGCGTGAAGACCTAGACAATAAAGTGTTGAACCTAGTGGCTAAAACCATCCTGAACAAATCCGTCATCAAAAAAATCGCCGTAGATCTCATGAAGCAAATGAAGGCAAAGCATGACGATTCAGAAAAAGACCTCGTAACAATTGGCTCCGATCTCGAGGACAAGAACAAGAGATACATGAAACTGATAAATGTTATCGAAGAAGGAGGGGCGATAACCTACGAAGATGTAGCTCCAAGACTTCGAATGCTAAAAAACGAAATCAAAGAGCTTGAATCTCGAAAGGTTCGAATTACCAGATTCATGGACTTGAATGGCCCATTCGATATCCAGGACAAAAGCACATTCAAGTCTTTTGTGAACGACCTAAAGAAAATCGTACAGGAGGTGAACTTCTTAAACAAAGACAGTGTCTCTAAAACAATAGAGAAAATAGAAATGACGGATGAGTCAGCTGATGTTTTCTGGAAAATGCCGGTAGACAGAAGTTCGTACAGTGAACGGTTTGGTAGCCCTAATCGAGCCCTTTACGAACTTTTAGCCTCAAACGTCTATAAAAAATCAGTTTCGTTAAAAAAGAAAGGGGCAAAAGAACGTGAATTACAAAAATCCATATAGGAGGAAATTATTGATTGTCGTATTGATTATACTGCTGGCAATATTTAGTGCAGGGTGTGCCATGACCGGCCCTTCAGAGAAAAAGACAGCAGACTTTTCTGTCGTGAGCACAAATTACGGTATGGCAAGTTGGGGCTCTCCCAATGTAACCGCTGTAGTAAAGAATAAAGGAGATGGGGTGGCAACATATGTAACCCTCTCAGTAACCGCAATAAAACATGGTGTAAAAGTCGATGAAGCAACTATACGCTTCCTCAACGGCGGAGAGGTTGGCCCAGGTGAATCAGCTGAAGGGACGGGCTTTTTCAGACGAATTGACTCGCATGACGATTACGACGACATCTCCTACCTCATGGACTGGATAGACTAGTGGTAACCACTTTATTGCTATAATGAGTCCATATCCAAAAACGCAGGAGGCAGGTCATCACATTACGATCCATTAGTGATTTAGCAAAGAGGGACGACAAGGGCCGGTATATAAAAGGACATTCTGGAAACGCTTTTGGGGGCACGTCAGGAATAAACAAGCTTACCAGAGCAAAGAACCTAATCTTGGATGTTTTTTCCCAAAACGAAGAGCTGTTTGTTACGGAACTTCGCAAGAGCTGCAAGAGAAACCCATTAAAGTTCTATGAGCGCTTTGTCGTCCCATTTATGCCAAAAGAGTTCAAGGTTGAGGCTGACGTTAAAACTTCCACATTTGATGCTGCCAGAATATCCGACAGCGTTGTGATCGACCTAGAAGAGGAAATAAAACAAATAAGTGGATCCAAAAAGTCAATCAATAAGGCAGCTTAAGGTCGTAAAGAGATCTCTCGAGGCCGGGATTATCGACACCTCATTTGCCGGTCAGATGCTGAGAGCAATCCGATTCAACTTCCGAAAATCGAGCGTTTTGAATTGGGGAAAATACTATTTCCCTGATAAGTTCGACAAAGCATTCTGTCCAGACCTGCACAATTACCTTGTCGACAATATGCACACCTCTCAAACAGCCACTTTGGCGCCAAGAGGACACGCAAAAACAACGATATCGTGCTTCCTAATACCAACCTATCTCGCACTAAACTTCCCAGAAAAGTATCAGCACTTCCTAAACGTCCAATCAACAACCTCAAAGGCGATAAACGTCAACGTTACGATTAAGGAAGAGTTTGAAAACAACGAAAAGCTTATTGCTGATTACGGGGAGATCGTAGGGCCAGGTAAATGGACTGAAAAGCAGTTCGTATTGGCAAATGGCGTTATCTTTTCTGCCATCGGCGCTGGAGAAAGTGTCCGGGGCATACATTACAAGAACAAAAGGCCCGACTACATGGTAATTGATGACCTATACGACGACGAGGATGCCTACAACATTGAACGAATCAAGAAAAAAGAACGGTGGTTTTGGGCCTCCCTATACAAGGCCATGTCAACATCTAAGCAGTCCGTGATACACATACAGGGAACAGCAATACATCGACTAGACTTGATGCATCGATTGGCACTTCAAAAGAACTGGCACACCAAAAAATTTCAGGCAGTAACAGACTGGGTAAAGGAAGTGGTCCTTTGGCCAGAGAACAACACCTTCAAAACCCTCATGACGGACAGAGCCCAAATGGGCGCCATCGCCTTTGATCGAGAAATGCAGAACGAATGTAGAAGTGATGCCGAATCAAAGGTGAAGATGGAACATATTCGATACTTCGACGGTGCCATCCCAGATGAAGAAGATTTAGAGTGGCTTTGGTGCGGAATTGATCCCGCAATAGGGGAGAAGTCTCATAATGACTTCACGGGCAAAGTATGGGTCGCAAAAACAAGCTATGAAAACTACTACGTTCTCGGAGCAGAGAACTGCAAAATGTCCTTCCATAAGAACCTTGAGCACACAATGCGGCTATACGACACCTATCAGTTCGACCTAGTAAAAATTGAATCAATATCAGCATTCAAATTATACGGAGATGAGCTAAGGAGAACCACCGGGATTCCGGTAAGGTTGATAACCGCAGTAAAGGACAAGCTCTCCAGGCTAGAAAAACAGTCCGCCAAGTTCGAAAACGGGAAGGTTTTTATCAGCACAGACATAGACCGAGAGACTAGAGAAGAGCTTGTAGAGCAGATCACAAACAACAACCCACCTCACGATGACTTGAGAGACGCCTTACTGCTTTGCTTAGAGGACGACAAAGGAAGACTAGGCATCGGAGTGAGCTAAAGTTGAACAGTGTGGTATGATTTAAATTAGTTCAAATATTTATGCTGATTGGCAAATACCAAAGGCAAGATTCCCGCATAGGAGTCTTGCCTTTTTTTATTAAATCTACGGCGGTGACCATGTCTTTTGTAAAACAAATAAAGAGATTCCTAACAACAAGTAAAAAATCAGACCCATATAACTCACAAGCATTTGGAGACTTCTCGCTATCCTCAAATGAAATACGATCCACGAGCGATGAGATCGGGACCTATAAAAAGCTACCCTGGATTGCGGTAGCCGTCGACGCGCTAATGCGAGACGCTGGTGGACAGACCTGGCATATCGAAAACGCGAAAGGGGATATCGTGTACGAACCAGGAGAGTCAAGATCCCGGCGTGTATCTCGATCCATTATTGACCCCCTAGAGGGTGGCGCAGGATTCAACAGTCTTCCAGACCTAATGGCTACCATCGTCGGGCACATGGCGTTAACCGGAAACGGGTTACTGTGGAAGGCTCCTACAACAGCGCTGTCAGTTAGCAGAGGAATTTCAGATTCTCTCATCCCGATTTGCCCAGGGTCATTTAAGGTCAAACTCACAATGAGCGAGACAAGAATAGAGGCCTATGAACTGACCCTTGGAAAAGGAAAGATTCTGACAGTTCCAATAGAGGATGTGATTCACTTCTCACAAAACCGGATTTACTCACCATTTTGGGGCGTTGGACAGGTCGAAAAGATGAGGACCATGGCCGAGGGTGAAATGAATGCGGACCAATTCAATTCCGAGTTTATGGGAAATAAAGCGTCTCCAAGCCTCTTCATCAAGGACGAGATGGAGTTCGATGAAAAACAACTGCAAAGAAACATGATGCTCCTAAATAAGAAGTATCAAGGTTCAAACAACGCAGGAAACATCCTGTACCTCTCAGGGAAGGGCGTCGATGCAAAGCCTCTACAGATATCACATAAAGACCTTCAGTGGCTTGAACAAAAGGAATATAACAAAGAAACCGTACTTTCCCTGTTCGGGGTCGTCCCAGAGGCCGTAGGCGTCACTAAAAACAGCAATAGATCTACAATCGAGCAGTCAATGGTCCGATACTACTCAAATATCAATTCAATCCTCGAAAACCTGGAAAAGGCAATAACCAGCCAGCATGTCAGTATGTTTGATAAATCACTGCAGTTTAAGTTCAAAAAACACTTCACAGGCGACGTCGAACGACTTCAAATCATGGTTCGGAACGGGTTTATCACTCCAAATGAGGCCAGCAAGAGACTTGGCCTCCCCTTTGATGACAATGATGAAGCTAGAAACACCTTCTACATGGCAGGAGCAAACTTCGAATTAGGGTCCTTTGGCAATTTTGATGAGTCAAGCGAAGAAACAGGGAAATCAAGCCTAAACCGCCTTAAAAAAAACGAAAGTAAGAGCGACGACACGAAGGATACCCCAAAGGTCGACCTGAGTAATCCAAAGAATTTCAGTGAGATAACAGAGCTATTCCTAAAGTCAGCCACAAAACCAAAGAAATTCCAGGGGAAATTCCTAAGCGCCGGACTTAAAACAAGAAGTCAGCTCGAAGATAAGTTCGCTTTTAAATACGACTCATTCTTCAAGTCCCAGAAGGTTCGTGTACGCAAAGCCTTTAACGACCTCCTCGGAGCGGCAAAGTCTTACCAGTATTTCGATACTGTAGGTACAATAACCCTGAATTTCGATAAGGACGTCGAGATAAATGGCGAAAAATACGACAAAAAGACATCCCTAAAGGGCATGACCCCGTCCATGATCGCTGGGATTTTACTCTCAGTTGAGGAAGATGAGTCTCTCAAGGCCACATCGAAACCCTTGCACACCTCAGGAGTTCAAAGAGCCATCGGAGATCTAAACGACATAACAAACTCCAACGTAAACCCCAACACATCAAATGACTTCGTCCGGGTTTCGATTGCCTCTCTAGGTAAAAAAGTAACCAGAATCAATGAGTCAACACGACGAGATATAGCTAAGATCATTACAAATGGAGTTAGCGAAGACCTAACAATAGCCGAAATATCAACGAACATTCAGACAAGGTTCGTGAAGTACGAAAGCTGGAGGTCTAGAATGATCGCCAGAACCGAAAGTAGACAGGCCTACGACCAGGGCGCTGAAGTCGCATACAAAGAAATCGGCGTTAACACCGTGGACATCGTAGGGTGTACGGGACTAAGCGTCAGGGTAGGGGGAAGTGAAGAGGTCGGCAGCTGTGGCTGGCAGGACATACCTGTTTCACAGATATCCTCGCTCGACTATCATCCTAATCACGTGGGAGTGCCTGCGCCAAGCGTAGAGCCATAGGCAAATCTAAACTACTTCTTCTGTTGCTTTTTGCGATTTACGTAGGCCTGCAGCAAGAGATTCATAAGCTCATTCAACGATTTTCTTTTTTTCCAGGCAATTTCTGACAGATCCTCTTTGAGGGACTTTGGAACCCGCGAAATCAACTGAACAATTTGCCTATCTGAGGAATCCATAGACTAACGGTATCAAATGGTAACGGTATTATCAATGATATTGCTAAGGGGTGATAACGATGATAACATTGATAACATAAGCCAATGAAAGGAGGGCACCACATGAACCCGATCAAGAACCCATGTGATACCCAAGAAGAAAAGTATAAGCCAATAGGTATGGCAATGACAAAGGAAGAGGCCCTAAGGCACCTAAATAGCATAGCGAAAGACAAAACTCCGAAATCGGGTTTGATTATGGGCTGTATAGCGATAGGGGAGGAGGACTAATCGTCCTCCTTTAAACCCTTCATTTTTTCTGATCTATCTTTGACTACGCGCCTCATGCCTTCCTCGATAAAGTCATTCAAGAGCTTACCCTCTAAAGCAGCATACGCTCTCGTTCGCTTTATCAGTTTATCGCTAAGTGTTGTAGTTATTCCACGTCTATCATTCATGGGGATTACTATACATCAGAAACGTGCATTTGACCATCGTTAAAGCGTTATTTATCATAATAGCGACAATGGGAGCATTTAGAGCATTAGCAGTAATCATGGCAATCAAGAGGAGGAAGCAATGAACTTAGTGCAAATAGAAGGTAAGAACAAAAAGCTCGTAAGTATGCGGCAAATACATGGGTCTATTGGGGTAGATAGCCGTTATAACGATTGGGCTCCAAGGGTAATCAAAAAATGGGAATTCGTGCCTGAGAAGGATTTTTACTCAAATTTGAGTAAAAATAATCCCGGTAGGGGACGGAAGCAAATAGACCATTTTTTGGGGATGGAATGCGCAATCATGGTGGCCAGCTCAGAAAACACAGCTAAGAGTCGCGAATTTGCCAAGGCCATCGGAGTAAAGATGGCCGCGCTTACTGACGGACAAATGAAGTCTTTGTCAGTTTCGTATGCGCTTGGTGGAGACAAAGCCAAGGAAGATAAGATCGAGCGGCTCGAAGAAGAGAACAGATTGTTATACAAGGAGGTCGAAACAGCCTGGAGGGCCTACGGCAGAGCAAAGGGGCATTAAATAATAAATTATATTAAGTGAAATTTTATCCATCGTTAGTCCGATAATAGTTGGTTACAACTATTATTTAGGAGAAGCGCGTGGAAACAATAGAAAACATGAAGGAGATACCGGGGACGAACGGGAAATATTACATGGACGAGGATGGCGGAGTATTTAGCCGTGCGTCAGATGGGTTTATTTCACATAACAATAATTCTTACAGACTTTATACCAACGAGGGGAAAATTCAATACTCGGCAAACACCCTAAAAAAAATGGTCAAATACAAGCCAAAAGGATATGAATGGGTCCCTGGGTTTGAAGACCGGTACGCAGTCAGTATAGAGGGAAATATATGGTCCTTAGCCAGCTGCAGGAATCTAAACCCGATGCTCCATTACGATGGATATGAGTGGGTTGAGATTATAACCAATGGGATAAGAAAGATGTACTGGATGCACCGATTGGTGGCAAGAACCTTTATCGAAAATCCAGAAAACAAGCCATTCGTAAACCACATAAACGGGTGCAAAACAGACAACCAGGTCTGGAATCTTGAATGGGTCACCGCTAAGGAAAACGCTATTCACGCGCATAAAAACAACCTGGTCACTCACGATATTGCGCAGTTGCAAAAAAACGCTAGAGAAATGCGAAAACTGACTGATAGGGAGGTCCAAAACTTCCGGGATATTTGGCGAAACACCAAGCTAACGGACAAGGAGGCCTGCGACCTATTTGGGATTTCATATATAACCAGCTACCGAATAATGAAGGGGATCACCTACAAGGACGTGCCGGACCCATACGCAAAGGCCTGAGCTACTATCTGCATAAAGATAACTTTATATGATACAATTTCAATATGTCCCCAGTCGAAATCGACCAAGAGAAAACAAAGAAGCGAAGCTTTCTGTCAGTGGCAATTAGTGCTGGACTGGGCTACGCAATGATCTTGTTCGTGGTCTCATCAATCCTAAAAATCATCCCAATGATGTTCGAGACTCACAACACCATTATGAGCTTTGTTACGGGGGCATTCGGGGCTATATCAGGAGGGTAACATGAACAAAATTGACTTAAGTATGCACTATAAAGAGCTAGACGGGTCCGAAAGCAAGGACGATTCAACTAAGCTCAGCGCATTGCTGTCAAACCTGCTTGCGAAGTCAGGAACAGGCGATTTTATCAAGCTAACAGACCATGCGCTCACGATATACAGGAATGGAAAACTTGAGTGCGATGACCAAGATCTAAAAGCAATTCAGGCAGCTGTAAAAGAAACCAAAATATACAACAATATGGTAAAACGACAGATCCATGACGCCTTAGAAAAGATCGGGTCTAAAAAGTAGAGTGTCTGAGCCGTCGATTTTCGATGTTTCAGATAGACGGATGTCAGAGGTGTTCAAAGTTATGGTTGAAAAGGGACTACCAAAGTATGGTAGGATAGAGGTTGTCTGCAACGATAAGCACGTAGACGTGTCCAGAACAGACAAGCATCGAATAAACGTAAAATAACTGAATAAGCAATCGCTGGTTGGAAAATGCCAAAGGCGGAAGTAGAGAAATCTACCTCCGCCTTTTTTTTTGCCTTCAGGAGGGAATAAATTGGAAAAACAGTACCCAATATCAAAGAAGTCAGGTTCAGAAACCATATACTGCAAATCTTTTGATTTGGAGTCTGTTGATATCAAATCAGACAGCGACGAGGTGGTCATTGAGGGTTACGCAAACAACAAGAACAAGGCTGATTCCTATGGGGACATACCAACAAGCTACAAAGGGGCTCAGGTATACCAATTAGACCGCATGAAATCTAATCCGGTAATGCTGCTAGACCATAACAACTCAGCGGCATCAATCGTAGGCAAGTTCGTTTCGCTAAAAGAAGACGAAAAAGGTTTGAAGGTCACAGCTAAATTTCGAAAGATATCAGATGTGCACAATCCATTGGTGAAGGACGCAATATCTTCGTACAAGAACGGGTTCGCAAAGGCCCTGTCGATAGGGGGGCGTTGGTACTTTGAGGACGAAAAAAACCCAACTCATTTAACAAAGGCCGTTGTACATGAGATATCCGCCGTAGCAGTCGGCTCGGATGACCAGGCATTGATTACTGAACAGAGAAAACCTAAGGGAGACTTGCCCGAAGGCTCAAAACTCGATCCGAGAGATGAGCTGGAAAGACTAGTAGAACGATTTAGGGGATCTGGCAGCGATGAGGACTTAAAAGAAATAAAAGAACACCTAAAAAAGGGAGTAAAGAAATGACAACAGCAGTAAAAGACAGTGTTAAAGAATTGATGAAAAAACTTTTTTCAGAAGGAAAATCTAGTGAAGATGTTGCATCCGAGCTTGCAAAGTTGGACGAATGCAAAAACCTACAGGCAGATGAGATTGCCGTTCGAGTGTTGGCCTTCAAAAAAGCCGAAGCTGCTTCAGCGTCAGTTAGAGTTGCTGAAGCTGAAGAATCAAAACTTGCGGAGAAAAAAGCAAGTGACGATGCAACTGAGAAAAAAATCGGGGATTTGGTTGCAGAGAAGCTCAAATCAATCAACATCGACCCGTCAAGAAAATATGGCGGCCTAACGATGGAAAAATCTTGGGACTATGCCAAGGGAGAGTTTGTCACAGAAGATCAAGTCAATTCTGAAGGCAAAAAAGCCATGAATGCGATGATCTCAGCCCTTGCACAAGATGATCGCTCCTCAGCAAAGTCAATATCCGATGAAATCAGAAGCGACAACTCACGATATGGAATTAAGGCAACTATGAGGTCAGATAGTGACGCTGTTGGTGGTTACGCAATCCCAACTGAAGTGGCCGATGAAATCAATCAGCTAACTTACCAAGAATCAGTGATGCTTAAGCATGTGAACCGAAACGGCATCGTGGTGGAAGACAAGATTTATCCAACTTTCACGGATATATCGGTGGCCTATATTGCAAATCAGGATACTGCGGCAACAGAAAGTAACCCAACCGTAAGTAATCCAACGGTAAACATGGAGCGGTTTGGCGCATTTACAAACATCTCAAACACACTCATTCGGCAAAAAGGAGCAAACCTAACCTCAGCATTCACAACGGGCTATGCCTCTGCTAGAGCGCGGTTCATTGATACCGAATTGACAATCGGAAACATCACCGGGAATTCCGACCTCATTGACGGACTAACGTGGCAAGGAACCGCACTTACAGCCGTTGCTAGGTCTACCTTCGGAGTGTCCGACCTTGTAAATGTTGTCACCAATATGGATAACGAATACAACCCAGCAACTACATTCTGGGTCTGCAACCATCAAGTAAAAAGCACCATAGGACTACTTGAAAGCACCGGTGGAAACAGGGAGTATCCTGAATACATAACAGGAAACGAGTTCAAACCACTTGGCTTCCCAGTGATTGAGAACAACAAAATTACATCAGTGTTAGATGTCGGTGGAGATGACAGCACAGGCGGAACCGATGATGTTCTTTTGCTTGTCGACCTTTCAAAATTCATCGTAGGACTAGCACCTCAGATGGAAATCGCAACATCAGTCGATTTCAATTTCACTAAGGATCAAATGACCATGCGAGGTCTTGATCGAATCGGTTTCAAACTTCTATTCGCTGACTTGTGTCAGGTACAGGAGTTGACTAACTAGGATTAGCTAAAAGCCCGGCTTCGGCCGGGCTAATCCTAAATGGAGGAATCATGACATACATAGTAAAAGATCCAAAAGGGGTGGGGTACGCAGATAAATCTGGCCAAACCATATTTGTTGAGAAGGGAAAGGCTCTGCCCTTCAACCTCGTTGAGGACCGACTATTCACACAAGAATGCCTGGATAAGTTAGTCGAAAAAGGACGTTTATCCATCGAGGGAAGCCAGGAGGCAAAAAGCACAGTGAAGACCGATTCAAAAGAAGACTTAATAGCCGCCGTAAAGGAACGTGGCCTATCTGAAGGCCGGAACCTTGCGGCAATGAACAAAAAACAACTGAAAGACCTTTTGAGCGGTGCTCCATCGAGCATAAACAAAAAGGACCCTGAAGTTGATAAGAAATAAAGGAGAAAACAATGGCTCAAAAATTTAGGAGTGTTGAGGACGATAAAATGTCAAAAGGACCTTTTAAGTTCCAACAACAGACAATTGCAGCGGATGACGTAACTCCAGATGTATCTTCTGGGAATGTCTTCGTGACTTCCGCAAATACAGGTGCTACAGCAATTACCGATTTAGACAATCCCGTCGTAGGACAGAAGGTCATAATTATAGGTGGTTCTGATACAAACTCATCCACGATAGCCGATAGCGGAAACTTTGCTCTTTCTGCTGCATTTACAGCACAAGCAGACAACGTCCTGTGCTTGTATGTGCAGGCTGACAACGACTACGTCGAGCTTTATAGATCAACCAACCACGCATAGGAGAAACAAATGGGTAGAGCTGGGATACAAACAGGCACAAGCACAAAAGTTTCGGTAGGAAACACATCCACTACCGTATTGGCCGCAAATGACAATCGGGAAGTTGCCATTTTCGCCAATGATGCTGACGAAACAATATATTTGAACATTCTCGGCGGTACCGCCGTAATGAATGAGGGGATACCAGTTCTACCCGGCGAAAAGTTCGTAATGGAGTTTCCGATCTTGTCGAAGTCCCTTATCACAGGTATTTGCACAACCGGCACCAAAAACATGGCGGTTGTGGAGGGCGAATAATGAGGTTTTCTGGAGCATCATGTTTAGCAGACCCCGAACTGGTAGAGATTGCTGATCTAACGCCAACAGATGGCGGGTTCATTGTTGGAAACGGATCTGATTTTGTATTGGAGACAGGAGACACTGCAAGAACAAGCTTAGGATTAGGAACTGGGGATAGCCCATCATTCACAGCTCTAAGCATTCCACTGGATGGATCTGCACTAGCCACCGACGGCGCAATCACTCTAGGCGCCGGAAATGATGCGGGAATGTATTTTGATGGAAGTGACCTAACTCTCCACGGCGGACTATCCTTCAGGATTAAGACGTCTGGACCGGTACAAACCGTAATAAGCTCCGGGGGAATAGATATACCTGTTGGCGGATCTTTCAACCAAAATACTGTATCTCTGTTATCTGGAACTACTCTGGGAACTCCGGTAGTAAATTCAAGTTTAACATCCGTAGGTACTCTGACATCACTGACTGTTGCTGGGGATGTAATAGTGGATACAAACACGCTTTTTGTAGATGCGTCAGAGGATGCCGTGGGGATAAATACGACCTCAATAACCTCCGGAATATCTTTAGATCTTATAGGGGAACTTCGTGTTCAGCGGGCTGGGGGGGCTTCTCAATATATTGATACAACGCTTGATGGTACGGGGAACGCAGTAAATTTCAACTGTTTAGAGAGCAATAAAAAGGACGTTATTTTTAATAACACTCACGATGCTGGAGGCTCGCCGTCGGGAAGTCAGGACTTTATATTTAACATTCAAAGCGTTGAGCACTTCAGAATTGATCAGCTAGGTGTTGTGTCGGTAAGTGGTGCGGATTTTAAAGTTGATACGGATACATTATTCGTAGATGAAAGTGAGGCCAAGGTAGGAATTGGAACTTCTGGCCCGATAAAAGATCTTCACGTTTTGGGCGCAACAGGAACAGGCATTCAAATAGATGGTGCATCAACATATGGTTTTCAAATAAGAAGTGTATCAGCTGGTTCTGATACTCTAAATATTCAATCAGTTAATAGAGGAACTGACACTGTTAATACGGCTGATATTCTTAATATAAGAAGAAACGGAACTATAGGAATAAATATAGCTTCGAATTCAGTAGCGGCGACATTAGATATAACACAGCCATCAGCTACTGGTGCAATACCTGTGTTAGAGCTAGATCAGGATGATACGAGTGAGCCATTCATAAATTTTGTTGGAACTGAGACGGCGGATGCAAACAGCTCTCTTTCATCCTTAACTACGTCTGGGGCAACGACGGGGCATGTTCAAATAGATTATAACGGAGCAAAAGCCTGGATTGCCGTTAGCACTAACGCACCAACTTAAAAGTAGAAATAAATGAACTGAAAAACGAGGAAATCAAAAAGGAGAAAATAAAATGTCAATAAGTGATATGAAAAACGAAGAAACACAAAAGGTGATTGATCTATCCGTCTCAATTAATAGGTCAGCGCAAAGCGTCCTCAGCTACGGGGCGAGTCTGCAAAAAGAGATTGCGGACCTACAAGAGCTAGGAACATACCAATCAAAAGCATCTGAGGATGAAAAGAAATACTACCAAGCACTTCTGGAAATTGCTGCTTCAGCTGTTAGCTTTCTTGCCCCCAAAGAGCCAGAAAAAGGCTAGACATAATTAATGGCCCAGATCACAAACACGGACGTTTTTGACTTCATGGGTACGGAGACGGATATCCGTACCCAACACTCAACTACGGTCACGAACTTAGTGGCACGGGCCATAAAGGAAATTGAGCACACAATTGGCAGGAAGATCGAAAAGGAGACGGTCACGGACGTCTTGTTTGAGAACAACAGAAACTGCTCGATTATTGGGGATACCCTGTTCCTAAAGGGAAAATACCGGGACTTATATAGCCTCTCGTCGATTTCAGAGAATGGAACCGCACTTACAGCTGTTGCAGACTCCAACGACGGGGGCGGATACTACCTTGATTCTGAATCAGGCGTAATTAAACGGGTCAACCAGCAATGGTCTAGCTTACACAATGCAGTAAAACTTTCTGGAGACTTGGGGCTTGTCGATTCTTCGGAGGAAACTCCAGTAGACTTAAAGCAAGTAATCGTCGAAATAGCGGCCGTTAAATCCGGGCTATGGAAAAGCTATTACAACGGAGAAGAATTTACGGTCAGAGACCTGACAGCCCCAACAAAAAGGCTTTTGAATAGCTACAAAGTTAGGGACTTCTGATGACACTCACCGTTAGGGGCGAGAAAGAACTAGAAAAACACCTTAAGAAGGTCAAGAACCCAGAAAAACTGTTCGATGGAGAGGTTAGAAAGACGGCGCTAAGCAGCCTCAGAAGAATCCTGGAAACGACGCCAAAGGACTCTGGAGACACGTCCAGAAGCTGGACACGACCTCGAAAGCTAGGGCTTTCAAGATTTATGGTCAAGAATGACAAAAAAACACCTGATAAGAAGCATCTACTAGCCGAAATATTGGATAAAGGTCGTGGAATAGTGCGTCCAGTTAAAGCGAGCCGGCTATACATTCCCCTATCCAATTCAGGGAAATCAAAGCCCATCGGGGGGCCAATCCCGCCAAGTCTAAAGTGGGGAAAAGATTTTGTTCTAGCTAAGTCAGCAAAGGCCTACAGGGGAACCAAGTACTTAACCCTTGCAATCGAAACCGCAGAAAGAGAACTTCAGCGCCGAATTCTTAAGAAATTGGATAGGGTCTAATGGGAAACAAGGTAGACCTCATAGAAGAAATTAGGGACCGTCTCGCAACGGCACAGTCTAGCGGAACCCTTACTGAAGTGAAGGCCGTTCACGTTGGGAGCCTCAGGGAAGCGCGAAAACAACAGGACATGCCGTTCATTAACATTATGCTAGCCTCCGGGAATGAAGAGGCTGCCTATATTAAGTCTGGATTCACAGACAATATGTCTGTTGAAATAACACTTTTACACCCAAGGTTGGCGTCCTTATCCTCAAACAACCAGCTATATAAGACCTCCGACAGCTCTGGCGCTTTATTTGTGCTAGAAAAGACGCTAGACGCCCTTGATAACAACACATCTGACGTACTCGACTTATCCATGAACCAAAAGGCCAATGACAAGCCAAACTACACATATGAAATCAAAGATGATGCAGATTCTTATTATGAGATATCCATCTTTCTGACAATACAATCAAAACAATTTCAGGCGGGAGCCAGATAGGAGAAAACATGAAAGCTAAATACATAGGACGACACAAGATACTTCACGACTGCCCAACATACTCCGGGGAACTCGAACCTGGAGAGAAAATACAGATCAGCCGGTCAGAATATGATTCTTTCTACAAGGATCATGAAGACTGGGTGGTCGACGAGTACAAGGCTAGTAAGAAAAAAGAAAACGAATTGAAAGAGGAGCAAAAATCATGACGGCAACAGGATTAGGCGTTGATGGGTATGTTAGGTACCAAAAGGAAACGACATACGGGAGCGCGAAGACAGATTCGATGACGGACTTGCCCGTCAAAAACGATTCGTTAGTGACAGCAGTAGTCGAAAACATTGAAAACAACAACACAATTTCAAGCAGGCTGAAGCAAGATCCAAATGCCGGTCGGCAGTTGATTTCAGGAACGGAAACCTTCGACGTTCCTCCGACATTAATCGGAGACTGGTTGAACTTCCTATTAGGAGCCGCAACGACTTCAGGGCCAACGGACACAGCTGCATATACTCATTACTGGCTGCAACCACTGACCGGAGAGCGAATTTCTACCTCGTTCACACTTCAACAAGCCATCGGAGGTGACTTGGGAGATACTTTCCCCGGGGGAACGGCAGTCGCGATGACTCTGGCAGGTGAAGTAGGGCAAAATATAACGGCCGCATTTGAGGCAACATTCCAGTCTTACACTGAAGATGTGGCCAGGGCTTCGTCCTTTTCCTATCCCTCAGATATCCCATTCAACTTCACAATGGGAGTATTAAATATCGACCCTACAGGCGTTTCTAACTTCAACCAGGACGTAAATAGCTTCAGTTTAAACCTAGACCTTGGGTACGACAGGGAGCGTTTTAAGGTCGGATCTGCGCAGCTAAGCCAGCCAGTGTTCAACACAATTCCTGTTGTGGGGTTCACTGCTAACATCGATGCAGATCAACAGTTCATTGACTACGCTCGAGCACACACAGAGGCGGACTTAACGCTAACACTTACACATAGCGCAACCATCACAGGAGCAGGCTCTACAAAATACACGATTGTCGTAGAACTTCCCGGATGTCGTCTTAAACCAGAAACTGTTATCGAAAATGGCGATGAGCGTCGATCAATGGACATTGAATTTGACTGCGGTTATGGCGGCAATACAACCAACGGAACCGCAGTTATGTTCGAAGTTAGACTTCTTGATGCCGCAACTGCCTACTCAGCATAAGCAGTTCAGTGATAAAAAAGGTCTCACTTAACGGGAATATCTATACGATCAAGGAGTTATCGCCTGACGCTTTTCTGAACAGCGACATCGGCGTTCCTTTCCAGCTCTTCTGCGCAAAAGAAGAGGAGTCTAGGGAGGAAGCGCTGAGAAGGAAGATAAAGCCAGAAGTCGAAGACTCTGCAGATGAAGACGCGAAAATCATAGAGACGATTACCCTTGTGCTTAAAGTAGGCTGTATTGATGTAAATAAAAAACAATTTTGTGTTGATAAGTTTATGGAAACTACAACAGATGTCTCCGAGTGCTTCGCTTTGATAGACGCAATTTTCGCTCATTCCTTGACCCTGTTTACCTCTGTCAGAGATATGTCCAAGCAAAACGCACATCTAATCAACAAGATGGCCACAGATTACGGTAAAACCCCAATAGAAATCATGCGGCCAACAGGGGGGTATACAGATCTTGATGCCTACATGTTCAATAGCTTCGTATTCGTTACATGCCTAAACGATCAGGCAGCATCAATAAAGAAGGCCAATAAGGCCGCCGTACGGCAACATTCAAAGTTGGGGCTTAGGGCAAATCATGGCTGATAAAAAGGTCTCGATAATATATACCCTGAAAGACAAGGCCTCAAAAGGCTTAAACAAGTTAAGGGGCTCTCTTGGGCGACTGGGCAAGGGGTTTGATAAAGCTCGTACGCACTTGGTGTCTTTTACAAAAGGTGTAACGGTCCTGTCTGCAGCGGCCGCTGGAATATCAACCTTTTTCTTGAAGGCTTCGGGGTCTTTTGAACAGTGGGAAATATCGTTCACGACTATGTTGGGGTCTGCAGAAAAGGCCAAAGTTCTATTGAAAGACATCGCTGAATTTGCAGCAGAAACCCCATTCCAGTTAACCGGATTAATAGAGTCCTCAAAGCAATTGATTGCATTCGGAGTTCAGCAGGAAGACGTTATAGAGACAATGCGGAGGCTCGGCGACATCGCGGCGGGTGTGGGGACAGACAAGCTACCCACGTTAGTTAGGGCGTTCGGCAAGATTCAGGCGAAGGGTAAAGCCTCTATGGAGGAGCTTAATATGCTTCTTGAGGCAGGGGTTCCGATACTAGATGAGTTGGCAAAGAACTATGATGTCTCTACCGAGAAACTACTTAAGATGGTTACTCAGGGAAAAGTTGGGTTCGACGATGTAAATACAGCCATTCAAACATTGACGGGAGAGGCCTCTGTTTTTGGGGGGTTAATGGAGAAGCAATCTCTGAGTTTATTTGGGGTATTATCAAATATAAAAGACAACATCACTCAGTTCGCCATAGCGATTGGAAATGAACTGCTCCCCGCAGCTAAAGAGCTTGCTACTGCCGTAAAAAATATTACAAGGGTTGAAAACATACCTGATTTTGTAAAAAAAATAAAATTTGCCTTCGTAGATATTCAGACGTTCATAAAAATTCGCACGGAAACCATGAAAGAGCTGATTGCGGCGCCATTCTCGTGGGAAACCTACAAGACAATAGTCGAAGAGCTCGGGAGCAACATTAGTAAGTTTTTTGACGCAATTAAATCTGGGTGGGAAGGGATCCAGCAATTCAGGCGCGATATTCAGGAAAAAGAACTAGAAGAGGGGCTAACATTAGAAGAGGAGATTGTTAAGATTCGGGAAGCGGCCGAACTCAAAAAAGAGGAAATCCGAAACTCATACCGGCAGGCAGATATCGCGGCGGAGACCGAAGCTCTAAATATTAAAAAGCGCTTGATCAAAGACGAAATCGCTTCCGTTACAGAAGCCTCTGCAATCAAGCAAAGCATTTTGGAGGCAGAGAAAAACCACGCGGCCACAATACACAGGGACTTATTAACCGGCTTTGAAGGCATGTTGTCGGGCCAAGAAGACGCCGCAGAACTATCTGCAAAGGCAATCTTAAAGCACGAAATTAAGAGAGCCCTATCCTCCGTCCGAACAAAGGCGATCGAAGAAGCCGCTAAGTCAAAACTGTCTGCGCCACTTTCGTTTGGGGCCTCCCTACTAGCCTTAGTCCCTATAGCATTAGCCGAAGCCGCGGCCATCTCCGCCATAAACTCAATCAAGCTAGCCCAAGGAGGGGTCGTAAAGGCAAAATCCGGCGGAACTTCTGCGATTATCGGAGAGGCCGGAAGGGACGAGGCCGTAATCCCTCTCGACTCAAAACGAGGCCGAGATGCTCTCGGCAATGGTTCAATGGAAAAAATCGTTCTTGAAGCAGATGGCGTTCGAGTATTAGCCAAGGCCGTGTATAAGAAACAAACAGACATGCTGCGAACTGGCGAACTGCAGGAGCGACTGTAATGGCAGTAAAATTCATGGATATCAACCTGGTTGATGTGGACGCGACCTATACCCTCACCAGTGCAGACACGGATGGCGCATCCGTCTTGTACGACAACAATCGAAATACAAAGTTAACGAGCGTCGGGTCCGACGACGTAACACCTGAAGTATGGATAATAGAGTTCGCAGCATCGACTACAATCGATAGGATCCACATCGATAACCACAATATTAAGGCCGGCGACATCAAATACTGGAATGGGTCTAGCTACGCAGACTTCTCCACGGCCATCTCATATTCTTCTGAAAGAGATCCAAGTCACTATCATGAGTTCAACAGTGTCAGCACCACAAAAGTCAGAATAACGATGAATACGGCCCAAACGGTTGATGCTGAAAAATATGTGGGTCAATTCCGGTGTTTCGTTGAAATTGGGGAGGTCGCAACAAACCCCTCTGAAATAGACTTCGAGTTTAAAGACGCAAAGTTTTTGCACCAAACTGGAACCGGACGCACCGTAAATGTCACCTTCGCAATCGACAATTATTCTGCCGAGCTATTTTTCTCAGATGCGTCAGACGCGGATATCACCATCTTCAGAACCCTAAAAAATCGGACAAACATTTTCTACATTTTTCCTGGCGGTGGAGACACTACCTACACGCAAGAGGGATTTAGAATTCGAGATATATTCCCTGTAACAGTCGTCAACGACTTCAAGCCTCGTTTAAAAGGAAATCTACTTGGTATTGGCACCGTTTATGCCATGGAGGTTAGACGGGCATGACAACCTTAGCCAACCTCATCAAACGAAACCGACAAAGAGCGGTTCGGCGCTGTTACATAAAGCGGCGCCTTTATGCGGACGGAACATTTGAAGCCAGCTGGCAAAGGGTTGATAACTATAACAACAAGGACCGAGTAATAAGCTGGGGATCCGGAGCTTGGGAGGTAAACAATGAACCTGGTCAAATTCCGTCTTTTGAGGCAACTAGCCTTACAATGGTGTTCGATAATAACGATGGCAACTTCAATATTGAATCGGATACTAATTCATTCTGGCACGACAGTTTCACGTATATACGACCTCTTTCTAAGCTGAAAATAGAAATAGCATATCTTGACGACGATGGATCTGAGGTCGGAACCGCAGATTCTTTTGAAGGCATCATCGAAAAACCTGAGATAAAGGGCGATGGAACAGTCAGAATCTCCGTTCTGAGCTACATAACCATTCTTCAGCAGTACGACATATCAGACCTAAGCCTTGCCGGAAGTGCCCCTGTTAGCACAACGGTAAACGCAATAATGAACCAATCGAAAATAACCAATTTTATTCCCTATGTTGCCTCTAACCCGGACCAAAATGTAACGGTCGATAGAACCTTACTTACAGGCACCTACTGGAAGGTCATAAA